CACCACGCTTAGGACGCGTAAGTAGCAGTTCATTTCCCCTCTGCTTCTTAACGTCCTTGGCACCTTTAAGTACGAGACTATCGGCCATAACAATTTTAGATTACTTTATTCTATTTTAGCCTTCTTTTCTGCAGCACGTTTTTGTCTGCACCATCTTGGGCCTCCTCTTTTGTAAGCACGCTTTGTGTTATTTTCTCTTCTAGAAACCCAACGTAAATTACTTATATGACAATTAGTCTTATCTTCATCAATATGGTCAACCATCGAGCAACCTTTTGTAGCACCGTAAGGTGTTGGCGGTGGCCCTAAAAAAGCCAAGGCAACAAGCTTATGTACACATACATATAAAGGCTTTTTCTTACCTAGCCTTTGAGTAAGTGTAACCATAGGATAGCCTTCTTTATGCCACTTGTATTTAAGAATCCTGTCCTTAGTGTACTTAGTACTTTTTACTAATCCTTCACGATTTACATAGTACTCTATTGCACATTCAAATCCTGGCAGTGTGTGTATCGGCACCCATTCTTGAGTATCAATAAATTCATTATTTGTTCTTTCCATACATCTTCGGGAAGACTAGTTATATCGTTACTATAACTACTAATATTTATTTATGTGGCTATGTCGAAGTCACTATAAGTAATTTTAGTTTAGGAGCATTCACGTTTTGTGGATTGATAACGATTGAGTTTCTCACTTTGGTCGTTGTAAAACTGGGTGAATTGCTGGAACCCTAAGTCGAAAGATATGGCAATCAGCAGCGAAGCCTTAGGTACACCTAAGGAACGTTCACAGACTACCTGAGGAGTAAAGCCTCCTTAATAACAGGAATAAGCGCCCAGCCCGTTAATTCGGTGAAGATATAGTCGGTACCCTGTGAAAGCAGTGGATTTATACGTTTCCTAAACTCCTTGGTGCAGAGCTTTATCGTCCTCACCCGGCTTACATTGTCGAAATGGCAATTGAACCGGTTGTTGTGCACGATTTCTCGAAGCAGCCTGGTCAAACTGTTCAGTTAGACCGTTATCGCTTCTGGGGCAAGCCCGGTACTAAGGAGTCCCGCGAGCGGACTGCAGATCAGACTCTCGGTACCGCTTCTGCCCGCAACATTGTCAAAGACAAGGTGCTAGTCACGTTGCGAGAGTACACAGGACCTGCTGATACCCGCGATCAGACCCAGCCTTCCACTTTCAAAGTGGCTCGCGAAACCCTGATCACCGCTCAGCGTCTTCTGCTGGACACCGGCAACCTGAACGTGTTCCACCAGTCCATCGGTAGCCTGACGCTGCTTGATGACTACCGTCGTTGGCGCGATCGTGTGTTTGCTAACGAACTGCTTAAGGCTGAGGCCTGCGGTCGTGCAACGCATGAGCAAGGTGGTTACTACCTGCCCGGCGGCAAAGAGAAAGGCGGCACTGGCGGCACCCTGGGTGTGACCTACGAAGCTGGCGAATCTGCCAAGTTTGACGTCACCACCGACTTGCTGGAAGTTGTGAAGGACATGCGTAAGCGCAATGTTCCCACCTTCGCTGACGGCTATTACCGCTGCATCGTGGACCCTACCGCAATGATGCACCTGCGTCAGAACTCTGACTTCCGCGAGATTGCCCGCTATCCCGGCAACGGCATGATTAACCCCATGCAGCCGGCAATGCAGCCTAACGCCAACTTCTTCCAGGGCTTTGGTCCTGCTTACGGACAAGCCGGCTTTGTTGCTGGTCAGCCCGTTATGCCCACCGGTTTCCTGTTTGAAGGTGTCCGTTGGTTCGAGTCAACCAACCTTCCTGACACCAACTACAACCTGGTGATTACTGACGAATCTACTAGTGCTGCTGATTACGGTGCTAGTCAGCTGATGTTCTTCGGTCCTCAGGCAATTGGTGTTGGTATTGGTGGTAACAACGCTCAGATTCTGCTGAATAACAACGACGACTTCTCTCGTTTCATCATCATGATCTGGTCGCTGTTTGCTGGTTTTGAAACCCTGAATAAGGATTTCATCACCATTGGTTACTCTTTCGTATATTGATATAGGAGGTAACTAACAATGGCAACTTTTTCATTCCAACCTGATCCCGTAACCGAAAAGGATCAAACACGTACTCCTTGGAACAACAAAATTTTCCCTGGTAACTACGTTGCTCACCTGAATTCCTATCGCGATCAAGGCGTTGTGGCAATTCCTGGTGCAGTGTTCTTCCGCCTTGTGGGAGCTCTTGTTCTTGATCCCGACATCAATGATGTTCTGGATGCGAACGGTGAACTGCCCGCTGGCACTTATGATCTGCAGATTCTTTCTCCAGATCTTCGTCAAGACGACAAGCCTCGTCGCAATCGTCCTTTCGAGCTCCCTGCTGGCGCTACGTTCTATCGCACGTGTGTTAATGCAGTTGGTGTTCGCGAAGCTGACAGTCTTCGAGTTGCTGGTGAGCTTCCTGGCACCACCACGATTCGTCACAGCGTGTCCGCCACTCCGTTGCTGACCGCAAACGACGGAACTACTCCCGGACGTGACGGTACTGTTGGATTCTTCAACGCTGTTGGCGAATTTGACTATCCGATGCTCAGCATTCTTGACGGAACTCCTACTGGCGATATCCTCGTCCCTGGTAGCCCAACTCCTATTCAAGTGATCACTTCTGCAGCTCTTCAGCCTGCTCAAGATCCCAACGTGAATAAGGAAGCCGGTGCATGCCGTAAGGCACCTTCTGCTCTTATTGTTGAAGTGTGCTACTACCTGCCCGACTCTGCTCCTGACGAAGATGATCTGCATATTCCTTATGCAATCGAAGCTGGTCAAGGTTTCTGATTTTATCAACTCTGATAACAATAAAGAGGCTTTAGGGCCTCTTTTTTTGTGCCTATAATGAATCTATGTGTCAGCAAAACAGATGAGTAATTTATTTCAAGACCAGAAAACAGGTAAACTTGTTGAGTTTATCAATAAGCATGATAAAGAATTTGCAATGGTAAAAGATGCTGGAGGCAATATCTCTTATGTTCTGTTAGAGCAGTTAGTTCCTTACGATAAGCAAAAAGGACGTCTTGCAAAAGTAGAAGCTCCTCAAATTGCAGTTGAGCCTGAAGAGACTTTGCCAAATACAGTTGTTCCTATTGAAGATACACGCCTTAACTTAAATACTGCACCAGCAGAACAGATTGCAAAACGACTGCCTGGCGTAGGTTATGCAACTGCCAAGCGAATTGTTGAGCTTCGTATGTCAATGTCAGGCGAAAGGTTTGCAAATCTTAAACAGCTTGAAAACATCCCTCGTGTTAACTGGGAACAACTAATTGAAGAGGATCTTATTTTCATTAGTTAAAATAAGTGTATTACTATAAAGTCTGACAATGAATTCGGATATTGAACAGATTCTATTAGCTCAGGCTGCACTTGAAGCAGAACAAGCGCCAAAACTCAGCGATATGGTTGCACTTGGAGCAGGGAGTGGTGCTGTTTTAGGTGCATTAGCTGGAACACCTGTAGATGCAGTAGGCCGTCAAGTAGGCAAACTTCGTGGCACAAACAGATGGTTTAAACCAGGGGGACGCATGGCCGGTGCCTTAATTTTTGCAGGTGCAGGTGGTTCCTTAGGAGCAGGTATTCAAAGGCAAATTGCAGAAGAAGCTGGAACAACTGGAGCTCTTCTTGCAAAAATTCAAGCCCAAGGTGGAATGACTATTGAAGACCAAATTAATTTAGAAGCAGCTTTAAAAACTGCATATTCTCAGCAAGGATTGTTAGGTTAATGGAATTAGACGAACTAAACAAATCAAAAGTCAGATTCCATATTGGAATGAATGCAGGATCTCAGATCCCTGCTGGAGACAGGGCTCGATTGGAAGAAGCAATGGCTTTAATTCCAGACGAGTACTGGTTTGGTCAAATAATCAACCACATTCGCCGCTGTGATGTTGCTTATAAAAACAGTGAATATTTTCCAGAGGACTCTAGTGGATCTCCAAATTTCAGTAGGTTAGAGCAAATTGCTGGTGATGTTCAACGTTCAATTGCAACATCAGATCCACTGAAAGGAGATGAATACTTTCGTGAGATTTATTTACGTGAAGTCGATCGTTTAGCTGAAACATTGTATGTACCAAACTATCGCCGTCCTGACGTACGACGTTACTTATTTGAGCGCTCTGGGTCTGAATTTATTTTGGCAGTTCCTGGCCCAGCAGATACAGCAGTAGGAAGTAGAATCTTTTTTGCTACTAATTGGCGATAATTGTAGAATAGTTCTAGGAAAGCATCACAATTATGGGAACTCAAAAAATTACAATGGGCCGACGTGGAGACACTGAGTACGAGTCCAAAAAACGTGCTGCTATGGCCCAAGCTGATTATCAGAATGGGTACATGTGGGGAATGCAGACTGTCTATGATCAAGGGTCTGGAAGTGCAATTAAAGCTCAGCGTGATCCCAACCGAGGTAATACAAACTTGATGCCAGGCGACTTGGCTGATGGCTCTCAAGGCATCTTTAAACCACGTACTGATGCTGTTGGAAATCAAGTTATTGGTGATCCATTGAACACTTCAGGTTATTTAGAAGGTCAGACCTCAATGACCGTTCAGCCTCAAACAGATCCTGAAGTTGCAGGTCAAATGGCAATGGACAGGCTGCAGATGATGGCAGCTGGACTTCAGTATCCAGGATTAAACGATCGTTCTCAAACAATGAGCATTTGACATGAGTTTTCAAAAAGAACAACGGCGCAAGAAAGCAGAAGGACGTAATCCTAAGGATGTGTCCAAGTCAAACATGACTTATAACGGCGCACCTCCAGCTCAACCTGTTCCAGATGCTCCACAAGGACAGGGCAATATGATGAATAATCCTTTTGGACCGATCACACAAGGAGGCGCTGTAGAAAACATTAGCTCTTTTACTGGACAAAACTTGTATCCATACCTAGATGGCGGCATTGCTCAAGAAAGAAGACCAATCGCCCCTCCTTCAGGTCTTAGGCAAGGGATGACTATGGGTAAAGGATTAAATGCAGGTATACCTTACGGTGCACAGCCGCAAGTAGATGCAGAGCAAGCACGAATGGTTGAACCTCAGTACTTCGTTAATGCAAGCGTTAAGACTGCTCAAAAAGCTGGTGCTGTGCAAGCATCAATGGGAGATAAAAACGCATTAAATCCTGCATATCAGATTTCTTATATGGGTCCTATTGGATCTGGACCTGAAATGCCTCCAATGCCAGGAGCATTTCCTGGAGCCATGGATACTCGTGGTGTAAGAGAACTTCCTGTGCAAGGCATGCCTGATGCACAGCAAGCAGCAGCAATGGGCAATGTCGAAGGTCCAATGGGAATGAAGCCTGGCCCAACAAGCACTGCTATGGGAATGAGTACAGGACGTGGCGGTGGCCGCAATCGTAAGAAAACAGCTTGAGGTAATTATTAATGTCTAGCACAAGTACAAACAAACAACCACTACTTATTGACAGGCTGCTGCATTCTGTTGCAGATACTAATAATGCATTCAATAATGGCAATGATATTATTGGCACAAATACTGCAAAACTTTTGGTAGATTCAACTACTGCCGATGGTGCGCTTATTGAAGATATCTATAGTATTGCTAGAGGGACAACTCCACATCAAATCAATTTGTATGTTAGTACTGCAAGTGATTTCTTACGTCCAGAGCAGTCATTTTTCTGCGGAACATTTCAAAGCGCTGTAACCGCAACAGAAATTACTCGTTGGACTAACATGCCGTTGACTTTAACTCCCGTGCCTGTTCTTGGTACAGAAGTCAAAAATCGAGCATTCTATGTACCTAAAGGTTTAGCGCTTTGGGTTGCTAGAAACAGCGATACAAATGTAACTGACGGTCCGCTTGTATTCTGCCAAGGCGGCTGGTATTAATGCCCAGAAAGCAGAACGGCTTTGGCAATACCAAGTCCTTTTCTGTCAAAGCAGCCGAATCAATCAACAGCAAGATTTATAAGGGCAAAGGGCCTGGTGCTGCAGGCTTTTATCCAAGCGATCGTAAGTATGGTTCATCTGTAAACAGAAGCGTAATTGAAAAATATAACTTAGATAGTGATTGGGTGAAATGGCGTAAAGGCTACGAGTATTACAATCGCGCTGCCTGGTACAGATTAGAAGACTACGATCCAATTACTGAGACATACACTGATTCAAAAATTAAATCTGTTTTATATCAAGGCACACCGTATGAAGTAAGTGTAGAGTTTGACGGATACAAATTTGCAACAAAAGATTCAGACAGCAACAATCATTACGTCATTAAACGCACGACTACATCAATGCCAGATCTTGGTGTAATTACAAGTGTCGAAAATGACCCCTTACTATTTCCAGAGCAAAAGAAATATAAAGAAATATGGTGTCAAGGTGAAGGCGGTGCTGACGTACGTTTGCTGGCACAGATGATTGGCGAACGCTTGACTGATGGAGAGACAGAAGCATCACTAAATTACGTATTGACTGACAAAAAACGTCCCGCACTTTTTATTGGTAAAAGTTACGAAGAGATGGCGACAGTCAAGATGACAATACAAAAAAGCAGTATTACATCTGAAGCAGATTTAAATAGCTATCAAGATCTAGTAAATAAAGTTGTTTATATACCTGATTTCTATCAAGAAAAAAGTATCTCATTAGTAGATAGCATTAACTGGATTGATTCTGAATATTATTTTGCTGCAGAAGTTGAAGATGTAGTACCTCCGCAGCCTATAGAAATTCTTGATCCAGAACAAGAGCAGTTACCGCCAACGTTATATGATATAAAGACATTGCCAAAGTTAATGACAGCAAGTGCTGAATATAACATTAAAGGAACTTACTTGTACAAGAAAGACCTATATCAAAGGTTCTATGGAAGTCAATATCTAACTGCTGATCTAGTAGCAAATGAAGTTGAAAATGTATCTTATGTTGTATTGCCATTTAAAATACTTGGTGTAGCTGAAACTCCTACGACAATAGAGATTGTATCTGTTCCATTTAGTGGTGAATTCAAATTGTATGCACCAACAAACGCAAGTGGATACTTAGTATTTACAGATTACAGTTTTACTAAAAAATCACTAGATGAATATGATGGTGTCTATTATCACGACTTAAGTGATCCAGGCGTATTGCCTTGGCAACGAATTGATACAGACGTAGATCCTTGGATGGATGAAGTATTTACCTCAGGTAATCCACTACAGCCAGCAACAATGTACACTTGCAGTTGTCCTAACTACTCAAAAGCAATACTGCGTGCACCACAAGAAACACAAGATTCTGATACACGTAAAATAAATAGGCAGCAAAGATATCCATTACCTAGTGTTCTGAGTCGAGCTGACTTTGAGTCTTTAGGAGCTAATACAGCAGCAGGTTTAGGTGCAACTTGGGAAACAAGACAAGATCGTATGAGTTTTAAAATGTGTAAACATACGATTGCTGCGATGTTTATTGAAAGACTGAAGATAAAAGAACCTAGCGAATACCCAACAATTGAAGCAAGAGTTCAGTTTGAGAAAAAACTGGCTGAAGAAATTAGTGAACGTGGTTATAAATTCAAACAATCTTACAAACGTGGTGGCATTACCTCACTAGAAGTTGTATTTGCATTAGCACAAGGCTTAAATTTAGATGATGTTGAGACTGCATATGTAATGCTGAACAGTACTTTCTAAAAGTTACAATAGAAGAAATGTAAGCTGTATTAGTGTGGATACTCCTACTTACAACGCTGATGGTTTTCAGACTTGGAAGCCGCAGCCTGGCGAATTCTATAAATTAGGGCTGAAGCAGCGCGAAAGCTATGGCGGCGTAATTGCTTCAATTCAAGACGTGTTAGCGACCACAAAGTGTGGTATCAATAAAGCGTATCCCCATAATTTTGCAGGTATTATTGCAGCTATTGAAGACTTAGCAGATTGTATTGGGGGTGAAGCTAGTATTGATATTGGACCATATCCACCTGGCTGGGAGATTATTATTAACCCAGACGGTTCAATTGATGGTAACTGGATTATTGTTCCTAAAGACGGTAATCTCTGGTTTGACACAAGACAGGGCCGTCTGTTCGTCTCTATTGACGGTCAATACTGGCAGACCAATGGCGGCGACGGACTTGCTTATGTTGGCGATAGTGTTCCTCAACAACAGCCTGTTATCGGCTCTACATGGTATGACACTTACAACAACATCTTGTACGTCTGGACTGACGCAGGAGTATGGGAAGCAGTTAAGGGTGCTGAAGATGTAGCACAGACAACAGCTACTCTCCCGCTGGCATTTAAACAGCGTTTAACTGCTGGTGGCGGAGGCGGTGCAAACATCCTGCCAGATGATTTCCCAACAGCAGATGATTTTCCTGCTGTATTACCTCCGCTTGATTTAGCAGATCAAAACGTACAAGCAGACTACAACGAATGGCTCCTGTGGGCACTAGTTCGTGTTGGAGAACAGAGTGATTACAACACAATTAACTTTGGTCCAACACCACCACCGCCAGACCAAGTACTGCCGGGTAGTCTCTGGTACGACACCAATGCTCTGGAGTTAAGTGTCTGGTACTCCGATGGTGATAGTGAGCAGTGGGTTCCGACGAGTGTGTCATATCAGTATGACGAAGCATTGGCTCGGATGCAGATTGAAATTGATACTGAAGTAGAGCAACGTATAGCAGCTGTACAGCAAACAGAGAATAGACTTTTAAGTGATATTTACGGCATTCAAGCGAGCATTACATCTTTAGATGGAGAACTGCGCCAAAGCATTATTGATGCAATCAATGCATTAGTAATTCCAGACCCTGACCTCACGCCGTACAGTACAAATGCAAATGTAGATGAGGTAAAAGCTGCTTTAGAACAGAAAGTTAATGATGCAAGAACTGAACTTGAGTTAAAGCTATCAGAAGTAGAAACCTCGCTCAATGCTGTTGATACTGATTTAATCAATACTATTGATACAAAAGTAACTCAAGAGCAGCTGGCAACAGTTAGCAGTGCTATTCCTAGCATCTCACATCTCCCAACAAACGAAGTTGTAGATAGCAAGATTGCAGCAATTACTGATTCATTCTTGCCAAGAAATGGAGGCGTACTCAACGGACGCTTTGTGATGCAGAAAGATGATATCGCTCTTCCTGCCTTAGATTTTACAAGGCAACCATCGGATAGCCACAATGCTTTAATGCTTAGAGCAATCAGAAACAGTGATAAAACTGTAAGTTTTGGAACAACTGAAATTGACGGTGAAGTTGCATTTACTTTTGACAATAACGAAGACTTCTGCTGGATTTACAATGACACTGAAAAAGTATTTTCAGTAGACCGCAATGGTCCAGCAGCATCTAATTTATACCTTGGCGACTTCGGCGCTAACGGTATCAACGGTAGGACTTTACATAATAAAATAGATGTTAGAGATAGACTTGAAACATATCAAAGTGCGTTTGAAGAGATGCGCCAAGGCATTTCAAATTCAACTAACTTTGACGAACTTAAGTCAAATCTGTTATCAGTATTAGCGAGCGTTTAAAAATGCCCTTTAATTTTCCAGATCCAGCTGTATCAACTACCGTTACTAATCCGGTAACAGGTGCTAGTTATCAATGGAAGGCGGACCCTGGCAAATGGGTAT